CTCCACATCCCTGACAGGCACATGGTGTGTCTGACTAACCCAGACAGGAGATTAACATGGGTACTACTACTTTTTCTGGTCCTATACGGGCTGGCAATATCCGTAACACAACTGGCACTACAGTAGGTGGCGACATTGCAAATGTTGGCTACGTTGTAATGATGCAGACTCACACGATGGATCTGTCTAACGGTGCTATTGCTGCTGGCGCAACCGACATGGTTATCCCAGCTAATTCAAAAATTATTGATTGTATTGTTGACTTATCTACAGCGGCAAACGCAACAACCAACATTAGTGTTGGTGATACTGTGGGTGGTGCAACCACAATCTTAAACACATTGGCTACGGGCACAACTGCGGGTCTCAAGACTGTCACCACACAAGGTGGTGGTACGGGTGAGTGGTCCAATACGGGAACTGCTGATTTGAAACTTACAGTTACTGCATCTGCCGCTACTAACGCTGGTGTTGCTGTAATTACAATTCTGTATGCACAGGCATATAACACAGCGGTTCAGCCGTAAGGAGTCCTAGATGGCTGGTCAAGAAATACGGGCATTTAATGTCTCAACATCAGGATTTAGTGCAGGGGTTGTTGGCCCCTCACGAAGTCGCATACAGGGCATCTTGGTGTATGCCACTAACACTACAGCCTTTACCATTAAGAATGGTTCCGCATCAGGGGCCACTCTGTTGGATCTAACTATTCCAGCGGGATGGAACGATGTATTTCTTCCTAATGATGGAATCCTTGCCGACAATGGTGCGTATGTTTCTGCATTATCTGGCACAGGATCAGTGATAACTTTATTACTGGAGTAATATTGTGGCTGAGAAAAAGGCTAAATCAAAAAAAGATCCTCGCCTAGCACGGGCGGGGGTTTCTGGATTCAACAAGCCTAAGCGCACACCAAGTCACCCAAAGAAGTCACATGTTGTTGTGGCTAAAGAAGGTGAGAAGGTTAAGACAATTAGGTTTGGAGAGCAGGGCGCTAAGACAGCAGGCAAACCAAAAGCTGGCGAAGGCGACAAGATGAAAAAGAAACGTGCAAGCTTTAAAGCCCGTCATGGTAAGAATATCAAAAAGGGCAAGATGAGTGCTGCATATTGGGCTGATAAGGTGAAGTGGTAATGGCTATCTCGCGTTCTCAGATGGGCAGTCAACTTGTAGGAAACAGAGTTTCTACAGGTGACGATTCTAAAGATCTTGAAATTATTCGTATGGGCAAAGGTGGTAAAACCAAAAGCCGTGTCAACGAAGCTGGAAACTATACAAAGCCAACTATGCGGAAGAATTTGTTCAATAAGATTAAAGCTGGTGGAAAAGGCGGTAAGCCGGGTCAGTGGTCAGCGAGAAAAGCCCAAATGCTTGCCAAACAATATAAGGCTAAGGGTGGGGGCTATAGAGGTTAATGGCGCTCAAGAAGTCACAGAAGAGCTTGAAGTCTTGGACAAAGCAGAAGTGGCGAACAAAGTCTGGCAAGCCATCTACGCAAGGAAGTAAGGCTACAGGCGAGCGGTATCTTCCTGAGAAAGCTATCAAGTCTTTGACCTCTGCGGAGTACGCCGCTACTACGAAGAAGAAACGCGAGGCCACCAAGAAGGGCAAACAGGTTGCCAAGCAGCCTAAGAAAATTGCAGAAAAAACCAAACGGTTTAGGAGCGTAGTGACATAATGGCTGTAATAACCCCCGACATGCCAGAGATTTTTGAGGAAGCTTTTGAGAGGGCTGGCCTTGAGATGCGTACTGGTTACGATCTTAAAACCTCACGAAGAAGTCTGAACCTTTTAACATTGGAGTGGCAGAACCGTGGCCTTAATCTCTTCACTATCGAAGCGGGTACGCTCGCTGTTACAGCGGGCACGGC